CTCACTATTGATAGTATATTCAAAAGTCTATGCGTCAACATACCAAAGGGTAGCATTTCCGAAGAGGAACAAATAGCTCAGTGCTGTTTAGCAGCCACAATGGAGATGGTTTTACACGGCCGAGAAGAGTATTTTAGGTTTCAGAGAAAGCTTTTGAATATTTTAGATGATGAGGAAACAATTCAACCGTTCCTTCATCCTCGTATTAAGTATTCTTATGATCAGTGGATAGCGTGGTTTGATAATGAAGAATTAATCCACGACTACACAGCAGACTCATCAGAGGAGGAGTAAGGCGCATACGGTTCTTATAACCTCCGTTAGATCTGTGATCCCCTACTGTAGGGTTTACAGGAACCTGAGAAGGACAGTTTCCTTCCCGATGGGTATACGGAAGAACACCCTCACCATAAAAACTCTTGGTGAATAATTGAGTACGGGTTTCTGTGCCCTTATAATAGTAATTATGGATTGTTATTATTTTACAAGTTCCGTCACTTTAAAAGGCGAACAAAGTCAACCCACAACTTTTAATAGTGGGATTTTTGAGCTAGTAGCTCAATCCTCCTCGGCACCAACGGTGAGTACTATTCATGCTGAAAACAGCATGCATATGAAAGTCGTTCGTGATGAAGGAGACCACCAAGTCAGTGATGAGGGTTATTCTTCTAACGCTGGTATAGAGGAGTTTCTCCAAAGACCAGTTAAGATACAATCCTTTACCTGGGTGGTGGGCAATTATTTGGAAGAATTTTTCTTTCCTTGGAATGATTTTCTTTCAAATGCTGCCGTTCAGAAGAAGTTAGACAACTATCATCTTTTGAAAGGCAATCTCATGCTTACGTTTTATGTAAATGGAACACCGTTTCACGTAGGCATGTTGTTAGCATCTTATCGTTATCTCGATACCGAAAATGCTATTGTAACTTTTGGGGGTGATACCCAATTGATTACATGCTCACAAAGACCTCATCTTAAATTGAATGTGGCCACTAACAAAAGTGGATGCTTATGCGTCCCCTTTTATTACCCGCATAACTATTTATCGCTTAACAATGCGACCCTATCAGCTACTGATATGGGTGAGGTTCGAATTTCATCATTTAAAAATCTAGATCAGTTAAATTCTGGAAGTGATTCTGTAACTATTACAGTATATGCCCAGATGCAAGACGTCAAGTTGACGGCTCCAACTGTATCTAATGTAGCACTTTCTGGTGATGGAAGTTCATATGGTCTTTTTGAGCTACAAACCCA